AGAAACGAAAGTGAGAAGGCAAGCGGAATGCTTTACGTAGAAAGAAATGTGGTTATTACGAATAACAAAAGAGGAGAGAGAATATATCCAATTGGCCCTTGGGTGGCAGATGTTACAACTGACGAAACAGAGGTAGAAAATTACACCTATACTGCTGGATTTAATAACTCAAATCCTTTGCCTCAAGACCTTCATGTAGCTATGCTAAAAAGGATTGCAACTGATTTTGCATTTAGACAAAACATGATTAGCGTTCAGGAGCAATATGCACAAAAGGCTAGTATTTCAACAGAGTTAAAATATAGAGCAGACTTATTCGTATGATAAATTTTGGCAAGTATGATCAAAAGGTTGAGTTTATAACTTTTTCGCCAGTAACTGACGGAGCTGGCGGAACGATTATAAGTCCAGCAACATCTTTATCTACCTTTGCATCTGTAAATCAAACAAACGGTGGAAACGCTTTGGAGGCTGGGGAAATGGTTTTGCCAAATACTTATACAATTGCAATTCAACATCGCGTTTCTTTTGTTCCTAGCGAAAATTATCAGGTATATTATCGTAACCGCTATTACAAAATTATAGGCGTTCAATTAGATGAGCAACGTCAACATAAAGAGTACATAATTAAAATGGTTGGAGTATAATGGCAGTAACTTTTAAAGGATTGGATCAAGCTTTGGCTTATGTTAAAAAAAAAGAAACTGCAATGGTTGAAGCGGTTAAAGATGTTTTAGCTAACACAGCAACAGATGTCGAAAAACAAGCAATTGCATCTGCTCCAACTCAATGGGAGGGATTCCCTTTAAACATTAAGCAAAAAATTGATAAAAAATCTTCTAACAATGGATTATTATGGCAAGTTGGTGTAGATGTTCCAACAACTGGTGAACAATGGGAGGCTTGGATGGAATTTGGCACAGGATTAAGTGCAAGAGAGATTTTATCAAATCCACAATATTCTCAAGAGGTTCGAACTATTGCTAGGACGTATTATAGAAATGGTAAAGGTCGTATAATTGGGCAGCCTTATTTAATGCCAGCATTTTATAGGAATTCGGCTAATTTAGTAAATGATATGGTAGACGAAATAAATAAAGTTCTAAAATGAGAGAAATAGCCACCGACATACGAATTGCCGTAATTAATGCAATCACCCCTCTGACTCTAAGCGGAGTTACTATTCCAATTTACGATACGGAATTACCGCCAACAATTAATCCAGCTAATTATGTTAATTCAGCTGCTTTTGTTCTTATAACAGACCAAAACGAAGCAGAAACGACAAACAACGATTGCTCAATTAGACAAGATGCAACTATTCAAATTAATATCGTTACAAAGTTTCCACAAGGAAGCGGAGGTAAAAAGCTTTCGGAAAATATTTCCAATGCTATTCAACAAAAAATGACTTTAGATTATTTGACATTACCAGGCGATTTGCAAGCAATAAACATTAGAAAGAACTTTAGCAGAACTCAAATTGAGCAAGGAAGTAGCCAAATCGCTTATCAAAAAATCTTGTCTTATACATTGGATATTTTCCAAGTGTCTTGATAAATAAAATTTTATGTATATTTGTTAAAACGAATAAGCAATGGCAACATATCAATTAGGCAATTTCTTTACATTTGAGTGGAACTCTCTTCCAGTCGTTTGTAAAACTTCCGCTTCTGTTTCTATCTCCAACGAATCTGTAACCGTTAGAAACGATTGCACCGGAGACTATGGAGTGAGACTTGAAGGCGGAGACAAATCAGGTTCTTTCTCTTTCTCAGGAGACCTAGATTTTGCATCTACTGGAGTATCTAACCTTTCAGCTTTTGATTTGATGGAAGACATCGGAAAAGTATTTGAATTGGTTTTTGGTGGTACTGACTCTGGTGACAAAATTATTACAGTTGATGCTCAGTTAAACTCAATTGAGATTACTGCTGAAAGAAACTCTCAAGTTTCATTCTCAGGAACTTTCGATTTTGCTGGAGCTCCTGTTATTAGCGTAATACCAACCTAAACAAAATATATGGCTAAGTACCATTCAGCTCCTTTTAAAGAAGGGGAGATTTTCTTTTACCCAAATTTGGGCGCTTTGGCGAACTTTGAGGATTTTACAGGATTAGGAATTGCAGAGGCTTTTAGTGGCAGCACAATACCAAAACTGGATAACATTTACTCTTTGCTACATGAATGCCATAAAGTGGCTTGCTTGCGTAAGTCAACAAATCCAATAGCATTGGAAGAGTTAAAGGTTTGGATTGACGGTAAAGAAGTAATGAAATTGTTTAACGATGTTTTGGCCGACCTTATTTTAGAGTTAGGCATTAACAACCCAACCGAGGAAAAAAAAAGGTAAATGACGAAGAGCAGACAACTGCTCGAGAATATTTAATGCTGCTCGTGGGGCGTACTAAGGTGCCTTATGAGCAGCTTTTTTCTTTAAGTATAAAAGAGATTAACGCTTTACTAAAAGGCCATGAGACAGACTATAAAGACCTAATAGAAAGCCTTAGAGTACACGCTGTAATTGGATTGCAACCGCATTTAAAAAAAGGAGCAAATTTAAGTCCTTCTAAGATATGGCCTTTACCATGGGATTATATTCCAAAGCCTTTGGAGTCAACGGCCGAAGACTTTGCTAAAGCAAAGAAATTGTTGGAAATTGCAAGTAAACTAGAAAGAAATGTCAAATCCAAGAATAGAAGTTGACTTTGTTGTAAATGTTGATGGGGTATCAAAAGGAGTTACCAAGGCAACAAGCCAGCTAGATCAATTAGGCACCGCCGCGCAATCGGTTGCGCCTAAATTTGAGCAATTATCAAAATCTACTAGTAGATATAATGGTATAGGAATTGATTTCGCTAGAGTAATTCAAGATGCTCCTTTTGGAATTATTGGTGTTGGTAACAACATAACACAATTAGCTCAATCATTTTCAAGTTTAGGTAATGCTGGAGATTCAACAACGTCAAAATTAAAATCAGCATTTGGTCAAATTTTTAGTTCTGGAAATCTTTTAGTTTTAGCTGTTTCAGCAATAACAACTCTATGGACTCTTTATGAAAAAGGGGTTTTTGATGCAGCAGATGCCACAGAAGATTTATCAGATAAACTAAAGGAATATGAAGAAGGATTAAGAGGTGTTGCTGCTGCAAACCTAAAAGGCGCTCAAGATGCACAAAAGGAAATTTCAACTCTTAAAGGCTTAGAATTACAGGCTACCAATACTGCTTTATCTACTAAGCAAAGAACTGATGCTGTAAATGAGCTTCAAAAGCTTTACCCTGAATATTTTGGTAATTTGACTAAAGAACAAATTAAAAATGGGGATGTTGGTGAAGCATATATAAAGGTAACAGAGAGTTTAATTGCTAAGGCAAAAGCTCAAGCAGCAACAAACGCAATTGCACAAAATTCAATTGATCTTTTAACAATTGAAACAAAACTAGAAGAACAAAGAAGCAATAGATTAACTCAAACCGCATCCGCTCAAGCTCAGTTAGACGCATTAATTGAGAAAAGACAAAAAGAAGGTTTCTTAACTCAAGGTGATTTGCAGAGATACGATACTTTAATTAAAAGTATAAATACTGCAAATGAATCTTTAAAAGAGGAGGAGATTTTACAAAAAGAAATTGTAAAAATTAAAAAAGAAGATGAGCAATTAATTAATAAAATAAATTCAAGTTTAGAGCAAGGAGGAAATTTAGTAAAGGATAGTGGTAAAGGTATTAAATCAAATAGTGATGCTTTAAAGGAATATTCTAAAGGTTGGGATGACTTTAATTTAGGACAACAAACTGCTCAGGAATTACAAGATAAGTTAACATTTAGTACAAAAGATTACGAAAAGAGTATATTAGCTGCTTTAGGCTCTTTTCAAAAAATTGAAAGTAAAGATGTAAAAATAAAATTAGAAGTTGAAGGATTTGAAGAGGAAACCGCTGGCCCAAGACCATTTGAAGTTTTCCTAGATGATGTAGCATTTCAACTTGATAAATTACCTGAATTAGAAGCAAGAGTAGCAGATTTTGCCAAAACAATTAACGATTTAATTGAGGGAAACGTAACAGATGCTTTTGTTGATTTAGGTTACACAATTGGAGAAACATTAGCCACAGGAGGTAATCTATTAACAGCAATTGGAGGCTCCTTATTAAAATCTTTTGGTAGATTTCTGGGCCAATTTGGACAGCAGTTAATTGCCTATGGCGTTGCTGCTTCAGCATTTGGAAAAGTAAGTGCTGCATTAGCCAATCCAGCTACTGCAATCATTGCAGCTCCTTTAGCCATTGCTGCTGGTATTGCCTTGACAGCAATCGCTGGAGCAATTGGAAGTATGGGTAGCAAAGGCCCAGGCGGAGGAGGAGGAGGTGCTGGTGGAGGTTCAGCAGGACAAGGAACTTCATTTACAGGTGGCGGCGCTCAAGGAGGTTTATTTGAGCAAAACAGAGATGTAAGTGGCGAGTTTGTAGTAAGAGGCAATGATTTGGTTTATGTTTTAGGACAGGCAAATAACAAGATAAATAAAGGCTAATGGCTAACGATTTCAGATTACAATTTGCAGTTCGAGAAGGTCTTGGGACAATTACCATTAACGGCGTTGCTCCATCACTATTCTACACCGAAGGCGATATATTGACAATCGCAGTTGCGCCCGAGTCGGGTTATCATACGGCTATGTGGTATAGCTCTCCAGGCAATACTTTCTTGTCTTCGAGCTTATCTTTTAGCTACACCATGCCAAGTGAGGATGTTAAAGGCTACGTTATTCTAACAGGCCAAAACGCTCCTGTAAATGACTACGGCCTAAAATATGAGGGGGGGTATGCTACGAACTACGGAGGCAATGTTTGGAACTTGCAAATTTTCAGAACTGGCTATTCAGGAGCAGTTACTCCTTTGTTGATTAACGATATCACATATAATTGGGGAAATACTGGAAACGACCCATTAGAGACAATAATTGGCTCCTCAGTTGATTTTACAATAGCTGGCGAGACTGGAGATTTTAACGAGTTTCTCGTTGGTGGTAATCGTACTTGGAGAGTTGATTTAAATCAAATTAGTGCAAACAACGACATTACCGATTGGAATATATCTCAAGTTGGTTTTACTTTAAATTTCTTAAGCATTGCCTTTGGTAATGGGAAATTTGTGGCAGTTGACAATGGAAAATCCTACACGTCACTTGATGGAATAACTTGGACTAATACCTATACATTACCTTTTGGAAAAGCTTTTAGAGATGTTACCTATGGTAATGGTCAATTTGTTGCAGTTGGATGGGCAATTGTAGGCACAACTCTTGGTTTTGCATACACCTCTCCCGATGGTGTTACTTGGACAAGTAGAACGGCGGCAGCAAATCAACAATGGGAAAGAGTAAGGTATGGAAATGGTTTATACGTTGCAGTCGCAAATTATGAAACCGCTGGAGATACAAATTTGGTAATGTATTCTAATGATGGAATAACTTGGACATCAACTAACATTACCTCAAGAAATTATACAGGAGTAGCTTATGGTAATGGCTTATGGGTTGCCGTTGCAAATTCAATTGGAGCAGCAACAAATTTAAGCTCTTATTCTTATGATGGAATAACTTGGAATGTAAATGCAAATAGTAATTTTGGCTCGGCTAATTTAATTTTTGCAGATGGCAAATTTACTACTGGAGCGGCTTACAGTTCAGATGGAATAACCTGGTCTTTTTCAAGTGGCGGTTTTGCTTTCCAAGGTTTAGCTTATGGTAATGGGTATTT